AGAACCTGGATCTGTTGTGCATTGAAATTCATGATATTGCCATTCTCCATCTTCTTTATATGCAATAGTTAAAATATCATCAAATGCATTTGTAACTCTACCTTTTGTTTCTGAATTTCTAATTCCTATGATATTAACATCATAATTTTTGTTGTTGTTATCTGTGAAGTATTTGTAACCTTTAGCTTCAACAGTAGATTGAATCTGTTCTCTTGTGTACATAGTTTTCTCCTTAGTTATACATTATTTAATATAAATATCTAATAATGATTAATTGGTGGCGTAGTTGGCAGATTAATTTGAACTAAACCGTTATAAATATTAAATACTGGGTCAGTACAGCAATTACCATTTGCCCAACCACCTGTTGTACAATCATCAAATACTTCCATACTAATATTTAAGTTATCTGGTGTACATGTCTGTACTACTGTTACTTGGAAACTCATAGTGAATGGACCATTAGAACTTGTTCCCCAACCAGCTGTTCCTGTATTTACAAATCTCCATCCAGGTCCAAAGTTAAATCCTCCTGGGTAAGTATTTTGTAAGTCCCATAACCAATTACCTGTTGAACCAAATGGATTACCTGGTGTAGTTATAGGAGTTAGATTAGTCCATCCAGCTCCTAAGTTAATTTGAAATGCATGAATCCAGTTTATGTTAATTCCAGTAAAGGTTCCTAATGTATATGTTACTGTTACTATATCTCCTGGTTGATATGGTCCTGCAGGAACTATATTTGAACTTTGGTTAAATACACATTGTGAATTGGCATTTAAACTAAACAATAAACATAATATGAATAATAACCTTTTCATCTTATTAAACTAATTTGTCCTGTATAATGTTGATTATGTGTTCGTACTGAATAAGTATAAATTCCTATCTGACAATCTTTGCCATTCCATGGTGTATTATTATCTGTTTCATATACTTTCTCTCCCCACCTATTATATATAATTAACGATTTGATCTCATCTCCATCTGCACCATGCACATAAAACATTTCATTTATATTATCTCCATTTGGAGTAAATGAGTTAGGTATAAAGAGCTGAAGATATGGACAATCTTTTATTGTAACTTCATGATATGATGTATCACCTTCACAACCAAACCTAGTTGTATAAACAGATATAATATATGTGCCTATAGAATCTGGCCATTGTACTGTAATAGAATTTCCTTGATTAAATGTGATATCACCGTCTGAAATGTCCCAATAATATACTTTATCAGCATCATAACTTACTTGATAATTTTGTGGTATGATATCACCACAATTTGTATAAGTTTCCTGCGCTAATAAATGAAAGGGTAATAATATTAATACCCACCATCTCATTAGTAATGTTGTATTGGTCCTGTAACTGGTCCAGTATTTACTACAACATTTATAGTAGTATTACAACCAGCCATTGAATAAGTTAATATATAATTTCCTACACCCACAGATGGTTGAAAGTTATTTCCTACTACTCCTGTACCAGACCAAGTTCCACCTAATGGATTACCAACTAATGGAGTTGTTGGGTCTCCTGCACAGAATGGTCCAATTGGATTACCTGATAAATCTAATACATATACATCTAATAATATAGGTAAACCTGGACACCCTGCTGCATTTGATTCAATAACTTCGACTGCATTTGGATAAAGTCCACTTACTCCTCCCCAATCTATATCAAGATATAATCTATCCATTCTTTGATTATATCTAATTTGCTTTTCTGTAGTTAGAAGAAAATCTATGTCTTCCAAATACGTTTTTGTCATAGCATACGTCAGCACTTCGGATGTTCCCCAATAATAAATGTCATTAAGAAACATTTGATATTTAATACTGAACATATTGCTTACAGCAGTATTAGTTCCATCAAATTTAAATACTTTCTGAATACCTATGATATCTGAAGGAACTTGTAAGTAATTGCTATTTTCAGTAAAACTAAAAGTAGTTGCCGTACCAACTATAGATGTACTAGCAGTGCTGGTTGTTACTCCTGCCGTAGAACTTTCTCCTGCTGGTGCTCTACCTCTATTAACATCATCTTGTGTAATTTTATACTTTAAGTAGATCTGAGAAACCCCATCATAATGTCTCTCATTCCAATATTGAAGGGCATCATCAACTAAGTCATCAATCTGCTCATCAGCAACGTTGATTTCTAATACAGGAGCTCCTAACTGTCTCTTACAATAATCAATTAAAGTCTGTCTAGATGATGGTTGTGCCATTTATTCACAAGTTTCCTATGTGTGTATTTATCTCAATCCTATAATAGACATAGTTTCTTGTTGCTTAAAATATAATTTGCAAAATGATTTTGCCAAATTTCTCAATTCAACTATATCTTCACATTGATCTATTTTTGATGCAAGTTTTGTATATTCAAAACTCTTAGTTAAATTTGTAAGTTCAATTTCATTTGGGTTCATTTAATAACTCCTTTAGTAAGTTTTTGATTTCGTTGATATCCTCTTTTATATTAGCAACCTCTTTTTCAATGTTCTGTATTTTTTGATTCTTTTTATTTTTAGATTCACGACTGGTAATATATCTTTCATAACCAAGAGAATCTATATTTACAATTGAATCATTATTAGGGTCTCTTAAAAGATTTGAGTGACCCTCTACTCCATGATATTCTGTCATGCTAATGCGATAACTCTAAGGTCTTTAACTCTAGGAACATAAACTTGGTTAGTCGATGTCATTACGAGTTTGATTCTATAGTATCTAAATGGTTCCAAATTATCCATTGTAAAGATGTATTCCTTATACTCAAGATTGTTGCTATTAAAATCAAGGACATTCGTTTTTTGTATCTCAGTATCAGGATGACCATCATTATCTTTTAGATTTATGATGTTTCCATTTGATTTTAGATTTGAGAATCCTGGGAATGGGGTAAAGATAGGATTTGATGTTGGTTCATTTCCAACACAATAGAATGCTCTGATATCAGAGAAAGTATTAATGTAAGCATTAAGATCAATCTTAAGTGAAGTTGCAGAGTTCTCCAGAGAAAGTTCTCTAGAGATATATTGAAAAGCAGAAGGATCGGAATCAATACTATTTACTCTAGGATCTGTAATATAGTTTGTGATTGGATTATTAACTCTATTTGTAGTAAAGATTGTATTCATTCTTTGAGAATCAATTACAGGACTTACTCTTGTATCAACGGAGTTCAGGAATAATCTAAGAGTCATAGACTTATTGCCAGGAACATTAGTAAGTTTTTGATCCTCATTAACTTTAGAGAATATTGCTCTTGGTGTAGAGAGGAAATTTGGTTTATTTAATACAATTGATTCAAATCCATTATCAACAAATGGAATTTCATTTCCACTAATTCCAGTAGTTGTTGTGGATCTAAACTGGGCATTAATTGTAGAACCCTGAACAGTCTGAGACTGAATCATCGGAGTTACAATTTCATAAGGAATATTTTGAGATGCTCTAATTCCGTATCCACCAGCAGATTTTGTATCTTGAACATAAAGTGAAGGTGCATCATCTGTATTTCTTTCTGTGCTGCGATCTAGATTATTAACATTAAACTTCTCCGCCATGTTAAGTTTGATATAGTAAGAATCTAAGGTGATTGGATTCGTAACAGTAACATCATTCATATCATGAATTTTGTTAATTCTTGCTAGATTAATTCCAGATAGTTCATACTTGTAAACTAATGTGCCAATTGGATAAGATGCTTTATTTGCACCTCTAGTAATTGTTCCTCCAATAACATTTGATCCTGATGTAGATGTATACTCTATAACTTCATCGCCAATTTTTAAATAACCACGGTTCGTATTCCCTACCGGGAACTTCTCAAACTCAGTAAAGGAAGCATTACTTTCTACAGAAATTGAACCTTGAGAACCTACATCGTATGCAATTGTAAGACGAGTAGGAACTATATCAGATTCAACGCCACTTATCTCAACTCTATTATCATCAAAATACATACCATGATTTGCATGGTTGACTTTTATATGTCTTCCATCAGAATCATTTGCGAATGTAGTTATTGATAATGGGTATACTGGTCCGGAAACATTGCTGATAGAGAATGTGGTAAATCCAACAGAATTATTACTTGAAACATATTTAATTCCATTGCTGCTATTAGAAATAAAATCACCAACAACATTATCAAGTACAATAGTATTTGTAGCAGCAACACCGGCAACAGTTAATCTTAAGTCTCTTCCAACATCAACACCGGAAATACTAAGAACATCTCCCACATTATATGCACTACCTCCACCATCCGTAGAAATAGTTGCGCCAATAGCAACTCCGTTTTGAAATGTAATGTTGGCATTGGCACCACTACCATTTCCAGAGAGGGTTATTAATGGCACCGAACGAGTTTGAGCACCAGAAGCTGGAGTATATCCAACACCTGGATTAGATACCGTCAGAGTTCCTGTTGCTGAACCTCCAACACCAACTAAATTGCCAGTGGCGTTAGTCCCATCTTGATGGAAAGTATTTCCTAATTCATAAGCGTTAGTTCCATCATCTGGTGCAGAAAGAACTATCTTAATTTTTCTTGATTTCAATTCAAGTGAGTTTGGTAGCAGATTTGGGACTTGCTTATTTCCGACAGACAAACGTGAATTGAACAAGTCAATTGAACCGGAAGTATCAAACTCTGCTCTATAAAGTGTAAACTTAAGATCTTCCCACTGACTTGCCTCCCATCCAGATGCATTTTGTGATTTGAACAGCGAACCTAAGAATGGTTGTGTAGAAATCAGAGTATCTGTAAGAAAATCTTCTTGCCCAATTCTTGATACAAAAGTATCATACTTTGTCGAGTTTGTGGATAAACAAATCGCGTATTCTTTTCTTCCTTCAAGATAAATTGGTGCTTTGAAGGTAAACGATGTGGCAATAGAACTATCAGTTGAGATTGAAACTTCATCAGGATCTAAGATCACCTCTGACATAGGGAGAACTCTAGAAGTTGGAATTCCACCATCTACTGTTCTGATTTGCATAGTGATGGGAATACCCATGTCATCTTTGGATTTAAAGAAAATATCACACCTAGTAATAAAAATACCAGTTTCGTCATCAACAGTAAAAGTTTGAGCAAGTGGGTCATACCAAGCAGTAATAGTTTCAGGAGAAGTTCTATTGACCACACTGGTTCCAACAATCTGTGTTCCAGAGGATCTACTCACTGTCTGCTGTTCAAATTCTTTCTTATCTTCAAGTCTAATATTTCTAACAGAACCTTCATTTTCAATGATACCAGTAGCAGAGTATGATTCTGAAGCTATGGTGGTTACATTTTCAACATCATTGGTATCACTACTAGAAAGAGTAAAGGATCTAATGCCAGATTCAAATCTTGGATGATATGACGTAATTGTCTCAGGAATATAGAAACTGCCGATGAGAGATGATTGGTTATCGACAACTAACTTCAAATCAGATACTGTTGCAGTTGCCCCGCTACTTTCTCCAACAAGTAAAGTTCCAACTTCAATATATCCATAATACTCACCTTGAGTCTCATTTGATAAAGAATATGTATCGATATTTAATATAGTTGAAGTTGAATTGTATGAAGACGGAATCAACTGACCATTATATGGATTTTGGTCGTAAGTTCTTGTTGCTGCATTATACTCTCCACCTTTATGATTAATTTGTGCAACTCTTGCATAGAACTTAGGAGCAGAAACACCTTTCTTTAAAGGGATACTGCGTACATTTTCACCAACAGTAAAAGTACCAGATGTCATTGTAATTTCAATGAGTTTTGGAACACAATATCTTGATACATCAATTCCATCAAAATATGGATAAACTTGAGTTCCGGGTTTTAATTTTCTGGAATTAAATTCAATATTTCTAGATCTCATAAATGGAACAAGATCTCTACTTACAATTCTATCATTAATAGAAGTCTTCTCATATTCCTCATGAACAATAGTTCGCGTTCCTCCTCTAGATTCTGTTCCAAGATCAAATGTTTCTTGGAATTCTTCCTGAGAAACAGTAGTAGCATTTCTCCTTACCCACTGACCGGGACCAGATGTTCCATCAAGTTTCTTAGTAGATTCTGATGTAGCATCAGTTGCTGTTCTACTTTCAGATTCTACAGTATCTAATACACCGGTCCAATTTGTCTCCCAAGAATCCCAAAGAATGGGAACAAATCCTGTTTGAGGGTCTAACTCATTAGTTCTCTCATAGTAATCAACTGTAGCGGCATAGTTACCTTCAGTTTCAATAATTCTAGTCTGAACTCTAACAGTATCAACCCAAGTGTCTGAAGATGGAGTAAGTTCTATCGTACCCTGCCAGAAACTTACCGTAAACGGAGTAATACTTTCGGATCTAGTAGCAAATGTTTGCTGCAACCAACTAACTTCTGAATAATCAAGGGTAACTATATCATTACTTCTAGAAATATTTTCACCTTCAATTACATTAAATTTAAAATCTGTGGATGAACTTATTTCTTCAACAGGTCCAAAAATAAGGTCAATAGAATTTGTATAATGCTTTGGTCTTAACTCCTTGTTCTTTCTATCAATCGAATTATTAATAATTGATTTAGTTTCTTGAGATTTGAATGAATTAAAATTATCAACAAAGAATCCACTCTTAAATCTATTAAGACCATCAGAATCAGCAATAAAAGCACTCTCTGTTTTAGATTCAAGTAAAGATAATGATGTATAATATTCTAAATTTCTAATTCTATTCTCAAGTTGCTTAATATCTGACATCCTATATCTCTTATGTTCTAAGAACTTGAGAGATGCTTGTTCGGGGTTAAAGAGATATGGAGGTAGATTAATTGATGCAATCTCCATTGCATCATTAATTCCCATAGGCGATTCTGGTTTTTCTGCAGGGGTTCCATAAACAACCTGGAACTTACCATCTTTTGTGAGGAAAAGTCTATCAATTCTTCCAAGATAAAAAGAAAAATCAAATACTAAATTTTCTTTTGAAGCAAGAATATTTGCACCAGAATTTCCTGATTGATTATATACTCTTCCCTCAAACTCTAAAGGAGAACGTGCTCCTTCAGAAACTATATAATTTGAAACTCTTGGTCTAATATCAATAATATCACTATTAGAAATCCCATCAAATGATTGAATTTCTGTTGCATAATCAAAGGAGTTATAACTTTCTACTGTTGTGATATCTCCAGTATCGCCGCCATCATACTTAGCAGAAGAAAAGTATGCAATTATTTTCTTAGTTGGTGAAGAAGCAGAAGGTCTTTTTCTCAAAGAGCTATGACTGTAAATTGTTTTTTTCTGTCCAGTACTAAATGTATAATTGGAGGATATATTAAAACTCTCTTCAATTATAGTGCTGATAGTACCTTCAACTAAACTATCTTGAAAAATAACTGTTTCACCCTCAACAAAATCAATTTGATTTTTTGTAATAAATGATATACTTAAGTTATCTGGTTTTCCTACAGTAACAGCAATTGCACCACTCGTTTGGCCAATAAGTATTTCGCCATTTATAATATCTTGAGTTGTAGAAGTTTGACTAACAATGTTGGAAAATGAAATTTTTGGAGCAATGGGATCACTAGTTCCACTGGATTCAAATACGCCATGTATCTCTAAAACATCTGGCACATTTAGAGAAATAATTTCATCTTCAACTCTAGTTCCAAAAGGATAGTTTCCATATTCAAGACCATTATTTAAAGTTGTTGTGCCAATACCTGATCCCTCAAGTTTTGATTTATTGACTATTAAGGAGTTTACATTAATTTTATTTTTAATCTTTGATTTTGGTTTTGATTTTCTTAAAGTGGCAACTAATTTTGCTGCACCGGCACCACCAGCAATATTAAAGATATTTAAAATTTTTGTGTTAGTAGCATTGAATGATATTTTGTTTTTTGTCAATTCAATAGTTTCTCCAGTATCAGTTCGAATAAGAGAATATCTATTAGCAGAAAATGGTAAAAAGACTTCTCTGTCTCCCGCATCCATGCTTGTTGAAGTATCAATAGTTCCATTAGAAAGAATATTTACATCATAGACTTTTCTAATAGTGATTGTAGATTCATTAAGGTCTACAGTAGCAATATTTTGTTTAGTTAATTTTGTATATAAAGTATTGTCTGATGATTTCTCAAGAGAAGTCCTTACAATATTCATATCAGAAACATTTATAGACCCTGACGGTGGGAGAGTCCCATTAACAATACCAGCAACAGTTTGAACACCTTGAACTGTAACACTACTAGTATCAACTGCGGTCACTTTAACCATAATTTTATCAGTTGATCTTACAAGATCTGAATATGTAAGTAGATCATCAACTTTTACAATATCCAAGAATCTTGGATTAGCACTTTCTACTCTACCAGTGTGACCAACTGTAGCAACACCGACATTAAATACGTTATTTTGGACAATATCAGCAGCAAAGGTATTAATACCAACTAATCTATCTTCAGTGGCAAAAATAGATTTTGCATTAGCAATAGATTTTTCTGTAATTGCAATGGCAATTCTACCATCTTGATTTCCATTAAAAATAAGAGGTTCATTTTCAATAAAAGAACCATTTCTTTCATAAAGAGTTAGTGCCGTAGAATTAGTAACAGAGTCTCTAAGGAAAGCAGTAGCACCACTATTAGAACCCTTAACAAAGGTTGGCACTGATAAAGTATGTGCCTGATTGAGGGTCAATAATGTAAATGGTTGAACATCAAACAAAGATAATCCCCACTCATTAGTGTTTGCATTATCTGTGCTATATGAACCGGATTCTAATCTAAAGTCATAAACTCTAGCAAGACCAATTTCTGTTCCTGAGGCAACTTCTTGATCTGACCCACACCTTTGATCTCGTAAACTTACAACATAAGTGTTACCTATTCCAATACCTGGCGCTGGTGTTCTGAATACTCTATTCAGTTTTAATGTTGCGCCAGTGTTATATGATAAAGATTCTGCATTTACATCCTTAGTTGTTCTTGGTTTCTCAACATCAATAAAAGTGGGTGTTGAGGTTTCAATCTCATATCCCTTTACATATGCTTTACCTGAGGAAATTTTAAATATTGCTAAGTCATCAGATGCTGTAGATCCACCATAAGTAAATTCCCCACCTTCAAATAACCCATTATTGCCTAGATTATTATTAAGTGAATTAAATACAGATACATCAAAAGGTTTTACTGCATAGTGACCACTTTGTTCAAATGTTCTCTGTGCAAGAGTATCTATCAAATCTTCACGAAAAACCTGATTTGAACCGGATTTTGTATTTTTAACTTGAGACCTTATTATACCATCTTCAATTACAGCAAGTTCAATGAAATTATTATCATCAAAATCATCAAGTGGTTTTTTAAAAAGACTTACAGAAATCTTTAATCTATCTGCACCTGGTGCAGAATAATTATTAAATCCCTGAGAATTATCATTTAAAGTTTCATCTAAATCAGAAGTTATAATTTCTTCTCTAATTTGAAGACCAACTCTATAACTTGGTCTGTTTGCGTATTGATCAAGAATTAGAGTTTCAGTATCTACCTGTACAAAATGCCCTCTAATAAAATACACACCTTGTTGAATCTGAAATGCAGAACCAATAGAACTTGCATTTTGTTGAATAGTTACTGCAAAAGGACTATTTGCAGGTATTGTAGAATTGCCTAAGAGACTGGAATTGATTGATGCGCTACAAACCAATTCTTCATTATCAAAAAATTCTTGTGTTAAATTATTTGCAGTATTTGAATTAATATAATTTACATATAATGTTAAATTGCCATTTTCAGAATCAATAGGAAGAAGAACACTATCAACAACAGCAGTTACACCGGAATTCTGACCAGTTATTCTCAAACCTACAAGTTGATCTGCATAAGCAGAGACAGGAACTCCTTGGTAGGAATTATTTAATTGAACATTATAATAAAGTTGAGTATATCCTGTATTTCCTGGAATTACTTTGGATCCTTCTTTAAAAAAGTGTTGACCAAATTTTTCAATCTGATTTTGAAGAATCGATTGAAGACTTGTTAATTCTCTTGCTTGTACTGGATAACCAGGTTTAAACAGAACTTTATGGAAATCGCTGGATGGATCATAATCATCAAAATATGGCGATACGTTGAGATTAGTTTGTTGTGGCATAATCCTTTAGAACTGCAAGATAATTTTTATGTCTTCTTTTTGATTCGACGATCTAAGAATAGAAGGTCTATTATCAACGTAAATAATGCTACCAGATTGTTTTTGAACTTCTGGTAACGCAACACCGTCAACGAAATTTAGACCATAATAATAGGTCCTATTATTTATTACGGAAGAAGCACCGGTAAAAGTACTATCT